TTGATAGACATCTATGTTTGCTTTTGCAGCCGCAATCTCGGCTTCATATTTTTTTCTTAGTGCATCAATTATCATTTCGGTGTCCTATAGTCTTCATCATTATTATCCCCTCTTTCTATATAACTAGAAAGTACAAATTTTCTATCGGGGTTTACTGCAACTTTAAATCTAGTTAGCAGTTCTCTGTTTATTAAAAATGTACTTCTAGAATCTCTTGTTGTTAATCCTATTGGCACATCTTTATATAGAGTGTTGTTAAATTTTATATCTACTAATACGATTGGTCTTTTATCTATCTGGTCTACATGCACAGGTTTAGATATACCAACTATCTTATGAGTAAATTTTTTACCATCTCTTTCCCATTTTGCAATCTTACCTTTTATTTCAAGTTTATCTACATGAAACATGGAAGCTCTAGTTCCATTACCTGTATCAAACTTAGCACGATATGGGCCGAGACCAACTATCTCTAATCTTTCTACAAAACCAGCAGTTTGTGTAGAACCCACAAATCTACTTTTTACTTTTCCAACATGGTCTAATATTTTTTCAATCAATCTTTCGTTTGTTGTATTTTGACCATCACCATTTCCAAAATTAGAGCCTATACCAGGTGACCCATTACATTCTAGAATGTATGCTTTTCCATTTACGATTGTGTGGTCTACACCAACCATATATGCACCTGTTGTTCTATATGCATCTAATATTAATTTTTTTTCTTCTTTTGATAATACATATGGTTCTGAATCAGCACCTCTATGTATATTAGACCTAAAATCTTCTTTTGGTTTTATTCTTTTAGTGGATGCTATAATTACACCATCAACCACGATAGTTCTAATATCAAAATCCATTTCTAAAAATTCTTGTATCAATAAGTCTGCATTAAACTTCCATAATGATTGTATAACAGATATCATACTTTTATAATCATTTACGATTGATACACCAATACCTTGTGTGCCTGTAATAGTTTTTATGATTACAGGAAACTTACCACCTATTCTTTTATGTGCATCTTGTACGGATTCTTCATTATTAATAATAGATGTTCTTGGTGTTTGTATACCATATTGATTAAATGTAATATATGTGGACATTTTATTATCACAGGTCAGCATTCCGTCACGATTGTTAATCATAAATGCACCAGCCTTTTCAAAAGTAGAAAGTAATGCAAGTCCTACTTCATCATCTAAAACTCCAGCACGAACAAATACGACTGTTTTAGGTATCTCAAAATCTACTTTATTACCTTCCTTATCTGATACACTTATTAAACCTCTTTCTACATCATTTGTAGATATCCATGCTTTTCTGGTATTAATTATATGACAAGGTATTTTATTTTTGTCTGCGTATTCTTTTATTTGATTGGCGACAATTTCTTTTTCTTTAGATGATACTTTAGTCAAGACGGCAATCTGAATATCACCATCATTCACATTTTCTTCTGTGATGAATGACTGAAAATTTTTCATAATAAAATTACTCTGTGTTTGGTTGCCACTTACCCATTGCCTCTTGTTTACCTTTGTAATCAGCAATCGCAGTCTTGATTGCATCTTCGGCTAAAACTGAACAATGAATTTTTACAGGTGGCAGTGCAAGTTCTTCTGCAATATCTGAATTCTTTATTTTTTCTACTTCGTTTAGACTTTGACCTCTAACCCATTCTGTTAATAAACTTGATGATGCTATTGCAGAACCACATCCATAAGTTTTAAATTTTGCGTCTTCAATGATTCCGTCATCATTAACTTTGATTTGAAGTTTCATGACATCACCACAAGCAGGTGCTCCAACCATACCTGTGCCTACACTTGGGTCATCTTTATCAAGTGAACCTACATTTCTAGGATTCTCATAGTGGTCTAAAACTTTATCTGAATACGCCATTACTCAACCTCTTTCTTTTTACCTATGTTGTATTTAGTTTCTAACATCCATTCATTTTTTTCTTTGAATGCAATGATTTTGATTTGACTTAGTGGTGCAATAGGTTCTGGTGTACCTTTCATTGTAACTAGACCCCAATCACTCAAAAGTTTGACTATTGTATTTCTTCTTGCAATATCGTTTTCTGATAGATTGGTATCCTTACCATCAAGTGCAAATAATTCTTTAAAGTGAACAATATAATACTTACCTTGTTTGTGAAGTATATGGCAAGATTGATATAGTTTCCTTTCTTTTCTAGAAGCAACTCCTATGCGAGATAATGTCTCTCTAATCTTTAGGAAGTCATCAGGTTCTTTTAATAGAACTTCAAACATCTGCTCCTGTGTCCAATTAATATTATTATCCATGTTTACCGCCTTTATTCATACTATCAATGATAGTCTTAATCTGTTCATCATTTAGTATATCAAGAGCTGATTTTGCTTTCTCATTTCCATATCCATAATACTCTTTTACATACTCTAAATTTTTTATCTTCTTCGCCTTTAACCAAGGTGTATATCTTTTTCGTTTTCTTAGACTATTTATTAAAAAATCAAATTGTAGTTTTTTATCCATGTGATGATTCATATTCATTTCATTGACTAGAAAAATAGTATCTTGAAATGGTGCCACACACTTGTTTATTATGAATGCAGGATATTTCTTTTCCCACATTTCATCTTCACCATCCATAAGTTTTTCTTTGGAATAGTTTATTGCATTTAAATATTCTTTTAACTCATACATTATTTGTGATATCCTTGTTCAATTAATTTCCATGGTATAGTTTCTGCATGATTAGTTTCATTATATAAATTTACACTATCTCCAGCAACTTGTACTCCACTTGATTTACTAAATCCTTTGAACGCCATGTTAAATGCAATACTTCTTCTTTCACCAGAACCTTGAAAAGGATATACTTGATGATACAAACTATTAGGAAATAACAAACACATACCAGGTTTTGGTCTTGCCACAAAAGAACCTGTTGTAAAAATACTTTCATTTGTACAAAATGTAAATTCTATTTGACCATCTTTTTCTTTTGGTTTGTTAGGTATATTTCTAGGTTTCATAGCTGGAACTTTTAAATATAATACGGCACTTATTTGACAATGTGAATGATTGTGTTGTGGATTGTATTCATTTTCATATTGAGATACAGACCAGATAGATTGCATTTGAGTTTTTACATTCATGGCATTCCATTGGTCATGTAAACCAGCATTTAAGTAAGCTTGTTCTAGATAACTTCTAGATAGTGCATGAAAGATATTCATCACTTTTTTTTCTTCTAACATAGAATGTGGTATTTCACTTTCAGTTTCTATGACACCAGCAAGTCTAGCACCCATATCTTTTCTATCTTTAATTACATCAACAATTTCATTGAGAGGTTTAATAACACCTTCTGGTAATTGTGCAATTAAAATTAAAGGCCCAAAGGGTTTTACCACTTGTACATTATCTATTTCCATTTCACATCCACCATAATTTCTGTTAGACAGGCCAGTAAGTTTATTTCTTGGTCGGCCACAAATGCTGACTGATACTGGTACTTAGATAAGATAAGAACTGCATGAGGTATAGTGCTAGAATCAGCAAACTCATAAAGACTGTCATAAATACGGCGATACATACGGACAGGGTCATTGTCAAGATTATGCACAATCCACTTTCGCACATTTGTAAATTCTTGTGCTTTGAGTGCAGCCACAAGTTCATTTATATTTACCTCCGATATATTAACTAATATTCCAGCATCTATTTGACCAGATGTAGAATATCTTTGTAATTCATTTAAGGTTCTACGCCAATCTGGGAAATATTTAGTTAATACTTCCATTACAACTCTAGGTTCATATTTTATATTCTCTTGTTCTAGAATATTCTTAACACGACCAAAGAAATCTTTTGCAAGTTTTGGTTTATCACCTTTAGGAATAATAAAATCAATCACACTACATCTTGAATGTAATGGTTCTATCAATCTGTTTTTATAATTACAAGTAAGAATGAATCCACAGTTTTTGTGAAATTCTTCCATGAACCCACGAAGGGCAGGTTGAGTAGATTGAGGATTTAGATAATCTGCCTCATCAAGTATAACATACTTACGACCACCTTCAAGTGATACAGTAGAGGCAAAGTTTTTGATTTTATTTCTGAGAACATCAATACCAGATTCTTCTGAACCATTTATGACTAATGATGTTGCACCAATTTCATCAAGCATTGCTTTGGCAACAGTAGTCTTACCGATGCCAGGGCCACCTGATAATATTAAATTAGGAATGTGTTTATCTTCTACAAATTCTTTAAAAGTATTTTTTAAATGGTCTGGTAGAACACATTCATTGATAGATTTGGGTCTGTGTTTTTCAACCCATAAAAAAGTTTCCATAATATAAAGTCCAAGTTATTCATTTTAAAATAAGAATGTTGCAGTTTTTACTAATGAGAATAATAACAAACCTGTTACTATACCACTAAAGTAAATTAACCAAAATGCTTTATCATTCATAACTACTCTCTGGTTCAAGTGCAACCCAATATTCAATATCTTTATTTGTAGATTTTAAATGACTGATATTCTTTGATGATATATCTACATCATAATTACCATCCATAAGTTTTAAATTTTCTACTTTAAAAAAGAAATTAAAGTCACTGCCATCTGCAACAGTATCAACATCTAAAGAGAATGTATTTGCAGTATCATTCTTTTTATCTTTGACTGTTAGATATACATCTGTATCTTTCTTTTCTAATACTAGGTCTGGTGCCTGTATGACACCTGCAGCTCTTTTCAGTTTATTCAAGTCTTCACCATTCAATGTAAATGAAACTTCTTTACTTGGCATAGTAATAGTTTTACTTGGTGAAGTTACAACTGATGGGTCTGAGTAAAAATACTTCAAAGAATTTTTTGGATTTTTTTCTTCTTTGATAGTTACAAAGCCATCATTGAATTCTAGAATAGGACTTGTAAATAAAGATATAGAAGCAAGAAACTCATTTAGGTCATAGATTGCTACTTCCTTATCAAATGATTCTTCTACATCTGCTTTTGCAACAATATTTTTCATGGCAGACATTGTTGTCAATGTACTACCTTCCTTGATAACAAGATTTTGATTTATTGTTGCAAAGTTTTTTAACACTTCAACTGTGTGTTCACTTAGTTTCATAATATAATCTCCTGTGTTAATGTTCTTTACTTAGTGTTGGTGATTTAAATTGTGCGACAGTTTCTTTACTGTCTCTTATATTAAAGTTAGCAGACATTGTTCTTCGTTCACCATCACCAAAAAACGGCATGACACAATGTTGTAACCAATTAGGGAA